CCATTACAGCTGCTGTTAGATGCGAAGTATTGCCGAGATGGTGCTCCATTGTTTTGGAATTGTACGGCTTGGTTTGTTACATTACCCGTAGCTGCTGCCACGGGATTAGAACTATTTTGTACTGTAGGGTCTTCTGCAGCAAGTGCAGGACTTACTGAGAGAAAACAGACAGCGAGGTAGTGGTAGAAGTGGATTCGATTACTTCTTCGATCACGATGTTTTCCACGACTCCTGCATCCCGAACCACAGTCTCCAGTTGGAACTGTTCTCCGGCTGTTGTTACTGAATAGGTTGTAGAATCGCTCAAGATATCCCCGCTGGGGGTGACATTTGTTCCAGACCATGACTTATAATCACCACCATAGATGTTCGTCTCAATCGTACGATCGATGTCCACAGTGGTAGTCGTGGTGGATTGCATACTACCCTGAGTAAAGTTAGGCGTAATCTGTTGAGCTGCAGCTGGAGAAGCCAAAAGCAGAAGCAATAGAAGCTTTTTCATTGTTTCTTTTCGCGTGTAATAGAGAAAGTTGCAAGGGTGCCACTAAGAATTGAGGCTACGTAAGTCGGATCCATTTTAGGCATCCATCCAGCATAACTGGCAGTCAGGAGTCCTGCTGACCAGACGAGGACGATGAATTTGATGAATCCTGCTTTCCTTTCGTTATCTTGGTCCATGTTTGCTTGAATACTGGTTTGAGTATCATTACAATGTATTTGAACAACGACGTAGCAGTCAGGGTGGCAGCAACACTAATAAATGCTGTTGTAGCTGCTGTAGTCATGATAGTAGTTGTAGGCATAGGTACCTCAATATCCGTAAACGGAATCTCTACTATCTGTGCCTCTGGAGGTAAGGCAGGGTTAACTGTAGGTTTTGTCTCCTCTGTAGGAGCTTCCTCTTCTGTATTTATCCCTTCAATACCTGGTGGTGGTTTGAGGGTGTTAGGAGGCACTACAAGGGGCTTGTAACTAGGTAGTTGAGCCCTTGGTACCTCCAGCACCGCTTGGGGCAGCTCAGGGGCTGCTGGAAGGCTTAGAGAAGGTAATACAGGTGGATTAGTCCAGGGGTCCACCGAACAAACCGCGTTCGATGAACTTCACGGCTTCGTCATCTACGGTATTGTCAGATTGTTCTGCCAATTTAGCAAGAAGATCTACAATAAGACGCTTAACCTTCTCAGAGTTAAGGAATGAAAAAAGGATTGGACGGATAAGAGTAATCATAGTAGTTATCGACCGATAAAGTAATAAAAATAGATGAAGTTATTAGCCGCAATTTCGTTAGGTGGGTTATTAAAGCTAACATCGGTTGTACTAAAAATAACTTTATTATTTATACTTTCTCTTTGGTTGTATGACCAACTATTTGCCCGGTTATAGGTGCTGCTGTTGTCGATGTTACCTTTGTCAAGATAAAAACCTGCCCTACCCCCGCTTGTACCGAACAATGCTTTGAATAAAGCAAATTGCGGTTTCGTTCCATTAGTTATGATTTCAGTGCTATAACCAACATAGGTACCAAAGGTTACAGGGTAATCTACACCTGCACCACCGGGTTGACCTCCCCAAATGTAGGCAATGTATTCATCACCTTGTCTATTAGATTGTGTCTGCCCAACTGTAAAACTTGTCGAGGTAGGCTCTGAAGTAAAGAAATCATCTTGAGGATCTAAATTAGTTTGAGTACCGTGCTCTGAATAAGATGAAATACCACCAGGACGATAGTACATATTAGCCATAGCAAAATCTTGATTTCTAAGCATCATCATGCAAGGTTGAGCACCAAGATTATGATTAACAGTAGTTGGGTTAGTGCTGCTAGAGGAAGGTCCATATTCTTGCATGTCGAAGAACCCTGCATGAACCTTAAATACTTGGCATCTATAAGTTGCGTTGTTGGTGTTTATACTGCTATTTGCACCAATGCTAAATCCATTTGAATCAAATGAAGTAACACCATTAGTAACTGAACTGGGTACATTTTCTTGGGTCCACCGACCTAGTTTTCCAGTGCCCATTTTTGTGTCAGCATAATATGTAACACTAGCTCCTGAGTTTATATCAGCAAATAAAATTAGGCAGCCGCCTGCAGATGCTCGGCAATCAAAACCAGTGGTAAAGGATTGCGTACTACCATTTCCTGTGTAATAAAACGTTTTAAAACAATCATCAATTTCAAAATTTGGAAATAGGTTGCTACCCAAGGAATCTTTAATATCAAGTCCAGTTGCTTTGTAGGAAGTCCCGCTACGCTCAACGAGCATCAAATCTGTATCTTGTAAAGTTGCCATAAGGTTTTGTGCTTCTAATTTGTAAGAGGTCCCGCTGCGTTCAACGAGAAATGTATCGGTATTGTTTACGGTCATGGCAAAGCGGTAAGGGACGAGAGGTTGAAACCACCAGCAGTGATAGTGCCGACAAACGAGGCGCTGCCATCAACGCCGATTGTTGCAGCGCGGACACCGTTCGCCCAATGCAAAAAGGCGTATTCTGTCCCACCACTGGTTGTACCTAGATAAGTGTAGTGATTGGAAGGATCCGCATAATTAAGCTGAAGTCCGCGTTTATCTACAGAAAGGTCAACTGTATCAGCAACAACAGTCCCAGCAAACGTGGCGCTGCCATCCGCTTTAATTTCTGCTTTTGTATCAGCAGATCCATTCTGCTTTGCTACGAAAACAGGGTTAGAACCACTGTAAGACGCGTAAATACCGCCAACAGAATAAATAGTAGTACCGCCAACAGTTGAAGAGCTATTGATCGTGTTGCCAGAAACAATGTTGCCAGAAATATCAGCAGCCCCATCAACATCCAGGCTGTCGCATTGGACCTCGCCAGTTACGTCGATGCCGTCTGATTTAGTTGCTAATTTAGCAGAGTTATTGTAGTAAACGGTAACTGCTCCGCCGTCCGCACCAAAAAGATAGTTCTTATTGTCAGCAGCATTTTTGAAAACAAAGTTAGTAGCTAAAATTTCAAGAGAACCAGCACCGCTGTCTTTAATAACAGAACGAGTGCCATCGTGATAAATCTCTAGGTCATCACTATTGCCCAGCAGGATCTTGTCGTTGTCCTGCATGTCCAGGTTGGCTTGCAGGGTGACGTTGCCGTCAAATGTGGCGCTGCCGTCCACACCAATTGATGAAGTTAAACCCGAGCCGTCGTAATGAGCAAAGGCATAATTTTTTGCGTTAGATCTTAAGCCAATATATGTAACTTCACCTGATGGGTCTTCATAATCAGCACGGAATCCAACCTCACCGCTACCCAAATTAGGTGTCGTTTTGACCGAACCACCAAACGTGCCAGCGCCGCTAAACGTCGGGCTGGTGTCCGTGCTCGCCGCAGTCAGGCGACCATCAGCATCAACAGTGAACGACGGCACACCGCTCTGGCTTGCGCCATAGGTTCCGGCAGAAACAGAAGTGCTAGCAAGCTGTGTAGCGCCAATAGAACCGGCAGTAACAGCAACAGTAATCTGTCCGCTACCAGGAGTGTCGTCACTAACAGTGATACCAGTACCACCAACAACATCGCTAGTCAGGGCTGTGTCGATCTTAGAGTCAATCGTGCCATCAACGTAGGTTTTGTTGGTTGCGTGACCGCCAGCAGTAGGTGTAATAGTGGTCAACTGACCAGTCATGGTTGCACCAGAGGTGGTGACAAAACCAGCGGTATCAGTTACACCAGTAACCCAAGCACTAGAAGACGCATCGTAAACCTTAAGCGTGTCGTTAGTAGTATCAAACCACAGGTCACCATCATCCAAAGACGTAGTAGGTGCAGATGCACTAACTCGATAACGTGCAGCAAAGTCATTAACACCGCTCATGTTAGTAGCAACGGTGTTTACGTTACTAATAGAACCTGCAACAGTGTTGACATTGCTAATATCACTTGCAACAGTACCAATATCTGAAGCATCGTTGGCAACAGAAGTTACATTGCTAGAGATACCAGCAACAGTGGTAACGTTTGCAGAAATACCTGCAACAGTACCGATGTCAGTCAAATTATCTTGTACATCACGGACATCAGCAATATCAGTAGCGACAGCACTTACATCACTAATGTCGGTTGCAACAGTGTTGATTGGAGTGACGTTAGCTGCAACAGTAGTAACTTCCGTAGCCAGAGGTGTCAGGCGGTGGAAGGAATAGGTATGGAGAGTAGAAGTAGTTTCAACAATCGCACCATAACCAGCTGCCAGAACAGTGGAGCCACAACCAGTAATGGTCACAGTGTTAGAACCAGAGCCATTAGCAATGGTCACAGTACCGCTAGACGGTGTACGGCTAGTAGCAATCTCTTTAATGCTAATCAGAGTACCAGCACCATTATTGACATCTGGGTTAGCAGTCGGGAAACTTGTTTCATTAGCAATAGGAACAAAACCACCAACGTCATCTACAAGGTCAATAACACGGGCATCAATAGCAGCAGTAGTTGCAATGTGAGTATCAGCACTACTCCAAGTTGCACCGCTAGTAATAGTTTCTGTACTGTCTTGACGGAAGTAACGACTGTCAAGCTGACCACCCACTAGGTCGGTTTCTAGGCTGTCTACATAAGCCTTAGTAGCAGCATCTTGTGCACCAGTAGGATCACTGACACTTGTAATGCGGCTAGACTCAACGTCTACAGTACCTGTACCATGGGGGCTGATGACAACGTTTTCGTTACCAGAATCACTGACAATTTTCTTACCGTTGACATCCAGGTTTTCCAACAGTGTTTGTACAGACAAAGCACCTGCAGGAATGCTAACAAAACCACTTTGTTGATCTACGCTAAACGTATCACCAACACGGAATTTACCGTTGTGGTCAGTAATAGCAGCCCAAACTTTACCATTATTGCGCTCTACTTTTTGGTGAGATTCTTGGTGAACACCACATTGACTTGTACCAGAACCAAGAGGATAAGTACCAGTTGCATATTCAGGCAAAGCGCGATAATCAGTACCAGAACCCACATATTCCATGGTATGCCCAGAAGAGGCAATCATAGAACGAAGGTAGAATTTAACAGAAGAGTTATCGGCAGGAGCGTTTGAAAGTCCTAGGTTTTGAGTACGGTCGCTAGAGTCAGGACGACTAATAGTAACTGTAAACTCAGTAGATGATGTTACAGTAGAAGACAGGACAGGATAAAGATTACCACCGACCTCTACCAGCATATTACTAGCAGGTCGCAAAGACGAACCATGCCAGCTGGAATGCGCTGTCACACCATCAACAGTAAATGTAATATCACCGGAGCTAGGAGTACCCTTTACTGCACCAGAGAAAATTTCACTGGTAGATTTACCGTCTGCAATCAAAGAGAACCGACCAAAGTCAGAAGTCGATGCTGCCAGGTTAGCTTGACCACCGTTAAAACATGCAATATGGAAGTGGTTAAAGAATGCATAGCTACTGGTAGCCTGCATGTAACCGTTGTTGGTAACAAAGATACCAGGTGCATCCAGACCAGTGTGTGTATAGCTGTCACAGACAATCGACCGAAGAGGAGAATCGTCGTGAGGTACAGAACCGTCAACCAACAAACCACCACCAGTCGGTGCAGAGTCAAGGTCACCAGCCTTGCCTTTATCTTCTACACCTGAGTAGAAAGCAAGGTTACTGTTATCAATCTCAGAATCAGAGAAGTTAGTGCAGTTCTGGATGTACGGTGACTTGTAAATCATCGCGTCTGGATAGAACGACACGTTCCAACCTTGTGTAGGAGGGAGACCATAAGTAGAGTCTTCCCACAAGGATCCAGTGTCACCACGGGTACCGCTAGCTTTCATACCCGTAAACGTCATGTTATGTAGGTATGTACCGCTGTTCACACGGAACAGGCTGTTGGTTTCAGTAGCAGCAGTCGGGTGTACGATAACATTACGGATAGAAGCACCAATAATTGCAACATCACGTTTTTCGATGTCAATAGGTGCAGCTTCCTGATAAATACCAGGTGCCACCAACACACAGCTTCCATCACCGTACGTTGCATCAGAATTGATAGCCTGTACAGCAGCTTTAATGCTAGCCTTTGGTGTAGAGATACGGTGACCATCGTTGTTATCATTACCGTTGATAGCGTCAACGTAGATAACCTTTTCAAGTTTGGTAAACGTACCACCAGAGGTGATACCTTCCCAGCTAGAACCGTTCCACACATGGAAGGTTTTGTCGTCATCATTTTGATACCAGAACTTACCAGTTTGATAAGTAGAACCGGCTGGTGTACCAGTCTGGATCAGTGTATCGTGACGAGTCTTGGCTGCAAGAGCAGTAAAGATATTAGTGTCAGCAGGGGAGGGGGATTGTGCATCCTGCTCCGCATTGTTAATAATATCGCTGTTCTTAATACGGTCAAGGTCAACAGAGTTAGCACTAATGCCAATAGTTACCTGACCACCAGATGCAGTCTTATTAAGACCAGTGCTATCTACAAGGATGTCACCTTCAATAGCAGTGTCAATCTTGCTATCTACTCGGTCATCAATAGCCTCAGTAGAGGCAATCTTGGTGTCATTGCTGACCCAGGTATCACCATCATACAGTGTATTGTCATAGCGATCCCAATAGTAGTCCTTCAGATATTGATCAACATCATCAGGAATACCTTGGCAGTTTGCTTCTTCAATAGCATACCGAAGTTGCTCAAAGTTGTTATTAAGGTCGTCAGACCGAATAGCTGATCCAGGATTGAACAGAGCACGGATGTCGTCAATCTTGGTAATCCTACGGATCTTTACATTGTCAACAGTGGGCTCACCAGGGTCAACAGGGGTGGTTGGAGACGGAGGTGCAGTACCGGTAAACTCCACAATAGTGGGGTTAGCATCAGTAATGCGCCAGGGGTAGGTGGAATCAGTCGTGAGCTTTTCGTCGTATTCTTTAGTTGTAGCGTTCCAGAAATAAACGTGGATCTCAGATTTAAAGATATACGGGAAATCAAAAGAAAACTGTGTCTTTGACCCGTTACCTGCTTGAATTGTTTGTACGTCAGTGCACGACATAATTAGTTAATTACCTACGAATGTTTAAAGATTGTTCAAGACCAAGAGTTTGTGCCCGGTCTTTTTCCTGTTGTTCATAACGAGATGTAAGAAGACGTTGTTGATACTCAGGATTCAACCGTCGATAAGCCTCTTGTTCAGCAAATTTCTGTGCCATCCGAAGACGACCGTGAATGTTATGCCATTTTTTAATCTCAACTTCGTCACCAGAACGGCGAAGATCATCAAAAGATTTCAAAGATTCCCAATCTTTAACGCTTTTCATAACCTCTTGAATACCACGTCGAAAATGACCATCTTCACCCATTAGCCTGAACAACTCAGACTGAATTGCAGGAGGTATTTTTACACCATCCTTAGTTTTAAATGTAGTGCTTACGTCATATTCTACTTGGTTCAAGAACTGCTCTTCAGGAGAAGATTCTGCATGAATAGGAATAGCAGTATATGCATTCCAAACGCGCTGCATAAATCCAAAGCTGTTAGCCTTTTTACCACTAACAGGGCTGTAAATAACAGGAGCAGATGTGATACCAAGGATGCCCTCAGCAAAACGATTACGGTTACCCATATAGGCAAACATATCATCTTCTACAATACGCAATCCATCAGTAAAGATTTTACTCCACTCACCGCGTTGTCCAGCCAAAGGTCCGAGACCATTGAGAAACCCAGCACCCCATCTGTTTCTCGCACCATCGTTACCACTAAGCATTTCAAGCAATGGACGAATAGTAGACAGACCAGTGTTGTCAGTAATAGAAGCACTCAAAACAAAACCAAGTTTAGGACCAAAGTCCTCTAGACCAGGTGCACCAAGAGTATCAAAGTTATCGATAACGTTAACAGTAGCAGCAACCCAATCAGCAATAGGACCAAGGAAGTTGTAAGAATAGTACTTACCGTCTAGTCCTTTAATGCTACGAGGTTTCCAGTTACCCTGTTTAACACGGGCAGCTTGTGTCTCTTTGTCGTAGTGACCATCACCAGTAATACGATCCTCTTGGAAGAAAGACCAAACACCAGCAACAGCTGCTGTACCTAGAGCCTTACGACCCATAGCTTCGTATTTAAGGTCAGTCACACGGTTAGCTTTAGCCAGTGCTGACATGTTTTCAATATCAATACCACGGGTAGTTAGGATGTGATCGATAAACTCTTCGTTACCTAAGAGCTGCTTAAGAGGTGTAAACGCTAGCTCATTGTAATCTTTTTGGAAAGGTGCAAATGGGGCATACTTACCAAACATAGTAATGCGGTTAGCGCCAGTGGTGGGAAACATTAGAAATGGTTTCATGAAAGATACATGCTTTGCAAACTCATCCATGTTCTTAACCAACGGTGAGTCAAGGTTCAAAGCAAGTTCGTTGTTAGTCCAGCGAGCTGCTTCATCCTTAATCAAACCATTCTTATCAAACATCTTTTTGTAATGCTTTTCTACCACCGGAGCCAAGGCTTTCCTAGTAAGAGGGGTGCCTGCATCAACTGCTTCTTCCATAGCTCTAAAATAAGCTTCAGAGTGAGCAGTCATAGCACCAGTAAATCCGTCAGTTGTGATCAAACCATTAGGTCCAAAACGGACAACAGGATCTTTTGAGAAAGCAAGCTGTGCTTCCATCTGCTGTACAATGTAGCTTAAGCCCCAGTTACCTTCAACTTCACGACTTTTGGCAACTTCTCTAAGAAGTTCCATGTCGTTTTCTTGTTTAAGTAAAAGGTCTCTACGAGTTACATCTGCAATGTCATCTACATTTTTAGAAGCCTTAGAGTAGATCTGCGCCATGTAGTTATACGACCGCCTCATGGAGTCATTCATAGCGCCATATGCAAGGTAACCTCTTTGCAAAGATTTAAAGTCCAGATGCATCATAGCGCCGAGGAAGTGGGTAGTAGGCTTAGAAATAAGACCACCCATACCACCAAGGACTGCCTGCATTGGTGTCTTAAATGCAGACAGGTAAGAAGCGTAGATGTTAGACCAGATACCAGTCAGCAGTTTGTTATCTACTTCAGGGTTAGGATCAAGAATAGCTTTACCAAGGTTGATGGATTTATCAAAGATAAACTGGTTAAGCTCTTTAATAGTACTAACTTTACCATCAGTCAGCTCATAAGCCATCAGGAACTGCTTCATCAGTTGAGGTTTTACTTCAGCAATAGAAGCCAGGGTATTACCAAACTTTTCAGATTTGTCATAAAGAGTTTTACTTAGCTGACTAGCACCAGCAATAGTATCTTCGTTATAGCCGGTAATGTTTTTAAAACCGTTCCTTGCTAATGTAAGTAGATCAATTTTACGATTTTTATAATAATCAGCAGAACCAGACAGCTGTACAAGGTACTTCATCAGGTCAATAACCTTACTTTGAGCCGCTTCGACAGCAGCTGTACCTTCCATTAGACGAGCGCCTTCTGCTAGGTCTGAAACACGTCCAGACAAAGAACCGGCAAGTAGAGAATGAGCACGGGTAACATCCATAGATGTAATATCATCACCAAAACCACGCATAGCTTTAGAAATAACACCGAACCCTTCTTCACTTAGTACTTGTTTGCCAGTCTCATCTTGGCTAATAAATGGCTTGATAATTTGATCAACTTCTGCACGACTCATACGTGGGTCAAACAGGTCAGCTGTAATGTTAAGGGTGTCGTCGATTTGGTCGTCCAGACTGATCTTCCAACCCTTACCTTCCATGCCGATGTCGCCTGCTTCATTGAGCTGCCGTGCAAGACCAAGAACAACATCGTCTACCTTACCTTCGCCACTAAGTCCATACTGAAGAGCAGGCTCAGAAATGACATTACCGATACGACCGTCTACACTATCTAGGTTACGAGTAATCCGAGATTGGTCAATACTAGCACCAACGATGCCGAAGTCATCAACAGTACGCACGCCAATTTCGGTGTAGTCGTACATGTCATGCACACCTTTCATAGGTATATTGATCTGAGGTGACTTGTACATATTGTACTGACCAACCTCATCCAAAGCCTCGTCCAGACGCACCATGCCAAGCTCAACGGATTCTTCTACAGTATTAGCAACAGCTGGTTTGTTACTTTCAAGCCACTTACGTGCAGCTTTAGAGTTACCTACCATGCGGTTTGTTGCAACTTGTGCTCCGACTTCGCCAGCCATTGCAGCCCCCATCTTCCACATAGAACCAGCCAGGACTTGTACAGAACCTAGACCGATGTCTTGTAAGATATTTTTACGACGTTTGTCGTCAGCAGAGTCACCGTCTAGCGTTGCTAGAGAGTCAGGAATAAAATCATATTGAGGGGGGAGTGCCTTCTTAGCCATGCCAAGTAGGTTATCACCTTCTTCATACTGTTCACTAACTGCACCGACAGCAACACTACCGCCAACCTCAGCTGCCCGATCACCCAGGAAACGCATGAAAGGTGTGTTACCGATATTCCAACCTGTACGAGCCTTACCTGCTGCAGTAAGCGCTTTAAGACTTCTAGTAGCAATACCAGTCGGCATCAGAATAGCCATAAGGTCTCTTGCCGACTGAGCGATTTGGTTTTCGTATTTAGGGCGTTTAGGGATGTCAGTCCTAAATACAAAATTTACAAGGTCGGTGCCAAAATCAAGGGCAGAGTCTACTGCAATGCGGTCAAACTCACCGCCTGTTTTCCTTATAGCGTCTAAATCGACACCACCGTCTTCAGTACGAAATGGGCTGGTAGGGACTGCTCCTTCCGTAGTCGGAGCTGGGGTTTCCACTGGCGTTTCTGTAACTTCCGTAGAAGCGGGTAGTTGTGTTTGAGTTACTGCTTGAGCTTCGTTTGCAGCTACTTGATTAGCAGCTTCTTCTGTCAACTCAAGCTCTCCCTCATCTACCCTAAACGACTCTAGGGGATCATATTCCATAATTTAGTTTCTAAGAATCAATGGATGTTGTAGTATAGCCGGATCTCCACTATACTTGTAAAGTGCTTTAGCAAATTTCTTACCGTGGTTAACCATTTCTGTAGTGATACGTTGCCACTCAGCACGGTCTGCTTCAGTTTTAACCCAATCAGGTGTTTGACCAGCAGCCCACATATTATAGTAACCAGGTCCACCGTTGTATGCCATAGCAGAAACAATGGGGTCGTTATTGTACTGCTTTTTCAAGCTAGCATAATACTGAGTACCATAGTCAATGTTAGCAGCATCATCATTTTCCCCGTCATATTCAGCAAAGAAAGCAGGATGGGCAGACTTGTTAATCTGCATAACGCCATACGAAGTACCGTTATAACTGACTCTGTACTGACCATGATTACTTTCAATCTCACCCATTGCAGAGTTTTCAGCAGGTGAGATACCATGTTTTTCTGCGCTAGTTCGGTAAAACTCACGAAGAGTTGCAGGTACCAAACCTTCATTCCAACCAGTACCAACAACTGCTATACCTACACCATGACCGCGTGTATCTCGGTTTGTACTGCGGAATCGATTTAGTAGATTTTTAGCAGCGGGTGGGTATTCAGTAATAATCTGTAAAGACGGTGGGGGTTGAATAGGAGGTCTACCTTTTGCTTCAGCAATCTGCTGCATAATCTCCATGTGTGATGCCTTTGTTCTTTCAGCAATCATATCAACTCTTGCCGGGAATGTATATCCAGGGCGAGTCATAGAAGCAATGTTTTGATCAAAGGCAACGTCAGTAAGAATCATGTTAGGGTCGGAAAATAAATCATTTACTTTACCTTTTTCAAGGTTTATCCTGAACTGGTCGTCTGCTTGATCAAGGTGTTCCGCAATTTGTCGGGCTGTTTTTGTGTATAAATTAGGGTATTCGTAAAAACCAGTGTTAGGGTTGTACTGTCGATAGAAAGGTGAGGATTCATCTTTATGACCTTGTTCAATTAGACGACCAGCAGAGGATGCTGCATCATCAATTGACGCACCGTCCGCAACACCGGCTCTTACGAGTTGCTTATAACTTTCTTGTAATTTCTTTGAGTCATCATCACTTTGAACAGTGGATTGAGGGTAATTACCATACTGATCCTTTTTAGTGTTTAACTTGCCGACAATTTCAAGCTTGTCTTTATAATTATCGTTAAGCATGAATGGATCTTGATCGTTAAGAGATTCCTGCAACTCGTTACCAAGCTTAGGATCAGACTCAAATACCTTATTCACAATATCTTGGTACAATATACCCCGAGCTTGGAAATCTTTAGCCATGGTAATCAAACCAGCGTTATAACCACCTTTACTAGGATCACCTGCACCCCTCAATTTACGAAGCCATTCAGGCATACCTTTTACATCATCTTCAAATGATTTAGCCGCCGCTGCAAGATCTTCAGGTGAGTCATTACCATCGACAACAATGTGACGATGCCAAGCTTTAGACTCTTCCTCGTATTGTTGACGTTCAGTGGTGTTTTGGTTTCTATTCCACTCACGACGTTTTTCTTCTCTATCGTTGGCAATTTCTAAACCTCTTGCTTCGTTAGTGCCAGGGTTTTTAAAATCTCCAGTATAGTAAGGTTTACCATCTTCACGTAAAGATGTAGATTTCCATTGAGGATCTGAAAATATAAACTCACCATTGGCATCCATAGCAGTGGCTTGTTTTTTAATCCAATCTTGAGCCTCTGCATGGGTTGAAACGGCAGCAACTAGACGATAAGATGTAGCCAGCTCAGTGCCAACTGGATTAGCCATAACAGCGTTTGTTGCTGTAGTTATAGTCTCGGCTTTAATTTTATCTGTAGCTCTGCTAATAACACCTGATTTAAAAGTTTCATCAGATTCTTTTTTGATATCTAAACCCTGACCTAGCAGTTCTACAGAAAAATTGTTCCAACCTTGCTCTTCTTTAAATTGAGCCCAAGCTTCAGGTAAAAGTTGGTCTGTTGCTTGGACATCACCTAAAGCTTCTGGAGCATTTTCTGAAAACCATCTAGCCCTCGCTTCAGGCCAAAGACTAGCTGTCTTTTGTTTAATATCATACTGTAGATAAATAACAGCATTGTTTACAGCGTCACCAGCAGTTTGCTGTAGAATAGCTTCCGGTACACCGGCTAAACGTCCCTCTTCAACTGCTGCACGAACCTGTTCAATACCGACCCGCTCCATGTTTAGAGCATTTCCAAAACTTAAAGAAGCTGGATCAAGTGGACCAATCTCTTCGCGCAGCCGCTCGATTCTTTTTTTAGTTTCAGCTTCCTCCTCCTCAATAGCTTTATCTTTAGCTTTTTGAGCGGTTGCACTAAAATCTGCAATACCAGAGAGGAAAGTTGTCATAACTTCAGCATCCCTAGCAATATCAGCTTGCTCTGCTGCTGCGTTGTATTGTGCCTGTTGGATTTCTGTTCTTACGTTTTGATCAGCAATTTTATATTGACGCTGCCTGACTTTATCATAATAAGCAGCATCATCTCTCATTGCCTGCAAGGCACGTTCATCATTTTGACGAATGGATTCCTGACGTGCCCGCATACCGTCTAGAATGCGTTGATTTTCTTGACGCATCCTGTTAATGTTAGCATCACTAACTTGAATAGGGGAAAACCCCTTGGCGCGCGCTGCGCCGGAAAAATTTCGTGCCATAGTTTATGTTATAGGTTTAAGCTTTATTCCAGAAACCAGCACCGCCTGCAAACGTATTAGCAACACCTGCAACTGCGCCAATAAGAGGCATGATTGTGCTTTGTCTTTGAACAGGTGGTACAGCACCAGGCAGGACCTTAGCAGGTTTAACAAACGTACGTGCAGGACCAAGCTCAGGTTTAACAAGCTCCGGCAAACGATCAGGACGAATCATGAGATTAGCCTTGGCTTGCATGTCAGCACCATACTTTTGCAATGCAGTGTCCATCAAACTACGTTGCAATTCTTTCTGACTACTGGTTAGTGTAGCACGTAAAACTGCTAAATCTCTGCCATACTTAGAAGCAACGGCTTGGATAGCCTTACCTCTAGAGGTACCAGCCTGTCCCATAGAAGCCCTACCTTCAGCCTGTAACTGCTCTACAAGCAAACCTTGCTTTTCAAATGCAGCTGCGTCTAACGTTTCGTTATAAGCTGCCATTTGAGATTCTTTAGCAGATTGGTACGCCATATTATTATAGACTAGCTGTTGCCCATAATTTTCTACAGACTTACCATAAGCCTTTACATCTTGCAAATAACGAAAGTCCTGTATTTCAGTATCGTACTGCCACTGTTTGACAGCCGTGTCGTACTGGAACTGCCGAGCAGCATAGTAATCATTTTTTTCTGCCTCAAAAGTTTCCCTATTATACTTGTTTGAAATGTTGGCTTGCTTTTTATTTAATTTTTCCTGTCTTCTACGTGCTGCTGCCGCCGAACGATTAGACTTACTAGCTTGGCTAGCACCAAAAAGGCCACCAGCAACGGTAGCAATAGCACTAACACCAGCCCAGGTAATATGCATTTCCAGACCAGAGACGGCAAGCTGCTGATCCAGTAAATTTTCTTTTGGATTAAACATCAAGCCCTCCTATAGAATCGTGGGGAATAGTTACCTTCCCACATCATTGACACCAACGATACAGGGTATGGAAAATTACTTGTCACTTTAAGTTCAAAATTAGTATTACGTTGGTGAATAGGTAGAGTAAAAATCTGTTCGTTAATTACAGGATTGGTATCACCTTGATATACACCAGCTTCAGTAGTATGCTGTACATCTTTCCATTCGTTAGATCCGGTTGGTTTGATCTTGAAACGAATCGCACCTGATCGACCAGCTGACAAACGGATTCTATTGATAATCAATGTAGCTGTATAATCAGCACCTGGTTGACCCTGTTGGAAGTAGAACTTAGGCATTGTAACCTCTAGGTCATAACCATAACCTACTACGATACCATCAGCATAATCAGTAAACTTACCTTTTACTTCAAAGTACCTATAGTTAGTGCTAGGTTCAATCCGCTCAATAGCTGTTGCCCAGTAACCCTGATCTGAGTCTAGCTCAGCATCTGTACCGTTATCAGCAGTAGGTACAGTCAGAAGCATGATGGCTTCTTTGTCATCAATAGGTGTGTACGGGACGTAAATCTTAGTGATGTCATTAGTCTCGTCATACACCACTGCATCTACAGAAGAGTGAGGTTTGACAGGACGTGTTGCCATATCAAGCGGTACGTTACCTGTATAACTAGAAGATGTAGACACAACGTCACCAGAAGGCAGCTCATCTAGACTAATAATACCTAAGGTATATTGATCTTCATGTTGAGATACAATGGTAACATCATCGTTTAAAACTTCTGCAACCTGTAAATTACCAGGTACTTGCCATTTAGTCCATGCTTGGAATAGATCTTCCTGCCCGTTATTGTAGAACCGGTATGAATACATATAAGATGTATCACGATCAATAAGCATTACAAGAGAATTTTGTGGACTTGTAAGCATAAAATCAACCGTATCCGGTAGCCACTCAAGAACAGCTTTACTAATATCTACAACAATAGGTGTCTGTTCTACATCACGTAGCGCCAATGAAAAGACTTTACTGTACCCAGGTACTTTACTAATAAAAGATACAGTGGTACCCATGTCTACGGGACGAACATTTGGTTCCATCTCATAATTAGACAGTGGTCGAATCAATGCAGTAGCTGTTGTAATGTCACTAGCATCTGAAGCGTATAGTTGAAACTGCTGACGTTCACTAAACAACAGTAAACCTTGTGGTGAAGGGAGTACCTCAAACAGTCTTACAGGACGGACACTAGATACATTTAAGTCAACAGGGTCTGGATCAATTGCAGTTAACGCTGACTTAGAAAAAAAGTTGTAGTTGTCGTTGGCTACACCCAGGACTACATTATCCTCAGCTAAAACGCCAAACCTGTTGTTAAAGAAGAATGTACAAGCAATCTTTTTGCCAACAAATGAAGGATCTGGGTTGGTAGTAGTGTCACCTGTTTTACGTTCCTTATAGGTAATAGGACCAAAGGTGAACGTAGTGGCACCAGTATTAGCCAATTCATGTGGCAGAGTCGTGTTATCGAGACCAGGGGAGACATCACGTGCCCGTGTTTCTTCCCAGTAACCATAACCACCAACACCGTTTTCAGCGACAAACTTTAGATAATAATCATCTTCAGCAGTAGAGCTATTTAAGATTGTAACAGTATGGTTATGGAATGACTCCAGCGGCAACATATCAACGGTAGTTACCTCGTCTTGGAATGTTTCCAAAGCGTCGTTACTAACGCCACCAAGACCATTAAGCTGAAAGTACTTGTAAGTGACACCACTGCCAGGCTCAGCATCAACTACAACAGCATTAGATTCAGTTGTACGTCGAATCTGGATACTATTAGCGTAGGAGTTAAGGTACCATTTACCATCAAACTCGGTGTCATTTGTATCAGCGTGGCGTGCTTCTATAAGCGTCTTAATAGCTCCTAAAAGGTCATGACTAGCATGTGTACCCGTAAGAAAACTATTAAACGTAGCAGAGGATTGTACGGTAGCTGTGGTGCTACGCTCTGTACCATTAGATGTACCTTTAATTTTTATCGTATGTACATCACCGTCAATAAGAGACTTGAGCTTTAGAGTTGCCTGCGAATTAGCTACAAATGTAGCATCTGCTTGTTTTGCAGTTGTTACCGTTTTATTAGTAATAATGGTAACATCTTGAATACTACGGAAGTGGTAATCAGACTGCTTGGTACCAGTCAGGTAGGAAGTACCGGTATTGGTAACGGTACAGAACGTACCATCTTCCGCAGTCCATACATAAATGTTTGTACCTTTAATGCATCCAACATAAGAACCAGCAGCACCACGGTCAATAAAAAACCATGCAGCATCAGCTAACTCTGTTTTACTAAAAGCAGTACCATCTGCCTTTTTAAGAACATTGATGTGACGCATCCCTGGGCGTTTCAGGAGACCAAAGGTAGGATCAGGGTAACCATTGACACATTCGGTCAACGTGTTGGGTAGTTTTTTATCATCTGTTTGGCGGGATACACCACCAAGAAAGTTAGGAATTTGCTGTGTTACTGCTGGCATTATCGTTGCAGGCTATGGAACGGTTTGTAGCTATTGTAATAATTCTCACCCTGCGGTTCCCCAAAGAAGGAATAATCGCCCTGGTTGCATTCGTACTCCAGAGCCATAGCTCGGGCATACGCTTCTTTCTGTTGCAGCATTTGGTACTGATTACCATCACCGATGATACGGCTAGACACAATAGTAGAAGCACGTGCTACGATGTATGCCTGGACGACATCAGGAATATGTTCCCACTCAAAGTACCACAAGACATCAACATATACACTTTCGTCTGTCCACTTGTACGAGTGTTTAATTCTGTCGTAGAGCTTACCTCCACGGATGATGCTGTCAAATTGACGATTACCTGAACGCTTAGAGGAGATGTTGAGATCTACCTGCAGCATGTTATCAGGGATGATAATTTCGTTGTTAGAATCAGGTGTAAGTTCGTAATCAAATTCTTTATTATATGTCCATCCTTCGCTCTGTACCTCACGTGACACTTCTCTCAGGGTGTTGAGTGCAATCGCAACGTCCGGGTTGGCTTGGGTTTCAACTCTTGTCTCTACCTTAGATTGAGTCAACGTACGTTCAGCCACAGTCTGAGAAATGTTCAGAGTGTATTCGTACGTGACAGGATCAGTAGCAGGTGTAGCTTCCACACCAGCAACAGCAATAGACGTACCAGTAGTAACACCAGTTCCGCCGATATAAGTACCGACAGGGATGTTAGCAACTTGAGTAGTCAAAGTGGTACCGGAGATAGAACCAGTAAACCTAGTTACCTCACTAACGATAAGAGTTTCTTCAGTTGTCAACGTAGTTACAGGAGCCTGACCAACTGACGCCAGGATCTGATTAACAGCTTTAAGCTCAGTGGAGCCAGTAGATAGGTAAGGCATAGTTGATAATGAGTATTATTCTCAATAAAGAATTAAAAAAAAGGAGCCCCCGAAGAGGCTCCCGTATAATAAAAATCAGAAGGCAGCGTTGCCAGTAGAACCGGTTGCAGCGCCAGCGATGAGTTCAACGCAGGCAGCAGGGTTCAGGTAGTCAGCGCCCATGGCGAGACGACCCAGGATCACATCACCTTGGTAGATCGTGGACACATCGCCACTGGTGACTTGCACCTGAGGAGCGATAGCCTCCACACAACCAGCGCCTTCACGCTGGAAGATCAGACCGCAGCTGTTAGCAAAATCAGTCTCTGCACCGTAGTCATTGTTGATGCCGGTAACATCGTCAGCAGCATCTTCAACAGCCTCAGCGACAAACGAACCGGTGTTACCAGGATCGGTAATACCGGGGTTGGTAGCACCAGCCGAACCATACTTGGTACCGTAGTTACTGAAGAACGGAATGTTCATAGACTTGTAGATCTTGATTCCGGCGATCTCCACCACGCCGTCGCCACCCTGCAGTGCAGAGCCTTGAGCGTCACGGTTCACCAAACCATTGCTACCGACCTCTTGGATCAGGGCATAGTATTGGCGGGGGTTGAGGACCCCGACACGTCCGTCCTGGCTGACACCCTTCTCATCAAGGGCAGCGGCAGCATCATAGAATGCAGTTACCAGCTTAGCAGAATCATAGGCATTGTTAGCCTGGTTAGTAGTACCAACACGGATCTGAGTACCGCCCGGCTCGACATAGCCAGACTTAGTGATCGGAGAAGCAGCACGTGCACCACGGGTGATAGCACGGAAGATCAGGCGATCATACTTTTGAGCAAGAGCGTAGCCGATCTTACGAGAGATCTCGGAACGCATGTCGTAATGAGAAAGAGTCTCATCAAGGTCGTACAGGAATGCACTGGAGATCAGCAGATCATCGACCGTGATGGTCTTCTCA